TCTTCGCGAGCCAGACGCAGCACGGTGCGGGCGGGGCGGGCGAGTCCGATTAAGATCATCTGGCATTCGAACAGTCCCTGGAACCTGACCGGGTACGGCATTGAGACGGCTCTGTTCGTCCCGCGGATCGCCGCGCTGGGGCATGAGATCGTCATCTCCGCGCCGTACACTTTCTCCGGCGCGGTCCTGGAATGGGAAGGGTTCAAGCTGCTGCCGGCTGTCGGCACCCCGACCGGGTGTGACGTGCTGGATGCGAACTACCGGTTTTTCGGCGCTGACCTCATGATCACGCTGAGCGACCCGTTCGGGTTGCTGCCGGCGGTTGAGGACCTGGCGCAGATGAACGTCGCCCACTGGTTCCCCGTGGATTGCTCTCCGGTCGGGCAGCCTGACGTGGCGGTGCTCCGCGAGGGGGCGGGCATCCCTGTCGCGATGTCCCGGTTCGGGGAGCGGATGCTCCGCAACGAGGGCGCGGACCCGCTGTTCGTCCCCCATGCGGTTGACACGGACTTGTTCTCCCCGGGGGATCCGGCGCCGTTCCGGGATTCCATCGGCGCGGCCCCGGATACGTTCGTGGTCGGGGTCAACGCGATGAACCGTGACCCGGTGCGGAAGGGCCTGGCGGAGCAGTTCGAGGCGTTCGCCCGGTTCCACGCAAACCACCCGGACTCCCTGCTGGTGGTGCACGCGCAGCCGGAGAACAAGTCGGGGCTGAACCTGAACCAGCTGGCGCTCCAGTTGGGGATCAGCCACGCGGTGAGCTACCCGGATACGTACCGGCATGCCATGTTCATGATCACCCCGGAGCAGATGGCGGACTGGTACCGGGGCCTGGACGTGTTCTCCCTGTGCTCGTACGGGGAAGGGTTCGGCATCCCGCTGATCGAGGCGCAGGCCACTGGATGCCCGGTGGTGACGACGGACGCGTCGGCCATGTCGGAGTTGTGCGGCGCGGGCTGGCTGGTGTCGGGGACGCCGTGGTGGCATCACAACCACAACGCGTGGTGGAAACGTCCCGACGTGGAGGACATTTACCACGCGTATGAGATGGCGTTCGAGGCGAAGGTCAACGGGACGCTGCCGAAGGAGGCGGCCCGGGAGTTCGCGTTGCAGTACGACGCGGACCGGGTGCTTAACGACTACTGGGTACCCGCGCTCAAGGAGATCAAGGAGCGTATCGGTGAATAACACGGCTCATGTTACTTATCACGTAGATATGAGCGAGACTGACTCCTATCCACCTTCGGCTGCTGTTTCTTTCGATAGCGTGGGCGGCACCCCGCAGGGTGGTTTCGTTAGTACGATACCGTTCAGCGATAACTTCAACTCTTCCACCGGATTCAACAACTACTGGACCGGATTCAGCGGCCCTCCTAACGCCGGATTCATAGCACTGTCGGGCAATGAGCTTCAACTTACGCTAAACCACAACTCGAACCCGCTGTACGTGGGACTGCTTACCACCCAGGCGCTGCAACTTACCAATGCGTCTATCATCTTCGAGTTTGCCGCGCCCGGTGCCGCCGCGACTTCTGCTAGCGGTGTCGAGGTCGGCCTCGGTCTTTTTTCGGCACATGAGACCGGCGTGCCGCACGTCACCCCCTTCACGACATTCCTCAGTCCATGGTCGACTGACCCCGCAGGTGTCCCGAATATTTCCCTGGTATGCAGTTCGGGATCACTCGCCTGCACCTATTACAGTGGCGGCGGTAGCGGTACCGATTATTCGGCGACCTACGACCCGGTGAACCATAAGTACGGCCAGATCAGCGTTTCGGTTAGTGGTGGCATTGAATACGCATACTTTTCAGTCTCGCCCGATAAAAGCACCTGGGCGCAGGTGTGCACCATGAATACGCAAAATCGCGGCGGCGGCACGATGGATATCGCATGGGCTGCGCTATATGCGCGTTCATCCGTGAACCAGCCTTCGGGCGTGACTCTCGCGCTAGCGGATTACGAATACTCCGGGGTCAGCACTCCAGGTAACCCGCCACAGGCGGTGGCGGCTGCTACCGTCACAATACTTGCCCCTGACGGAACTCTTGTCGCTTCACCAGGAAACGGACTGCCGGAGGTTGTGACGGCGGCTTTCACCCCCGGCGACTCTGGGGATTACGTGCGGCAGAATCTGGTCAGCGCCATTCGGCAGGCAGCCAACGATCCCGCACTAGAAGTAATCTTCCATCATTGAAAGGGAATCAGAAGCGCGTGTTCGACGCGTTTCTCTTCTGCGACGAACTTGACTTGCTGGAATGCCGCCTCATCGAACTAGATCAGGCCGTGTACCGGCATGTGCTGGTTGAATCGCCAATAACTTTTCAGGGGCGACCTAAGCCGCTATACTTCGCAGAGAACAAAGAGCGGTTCGCCCCGTGGGCTGACAAGATCATCCACGTCGTTGCAGACCTAGAGGACTATCTGGATCACTGGGCGCGCGAGCATGCGTCCCGCGAGGCGCTATGGTGCGGGCTGGACGACTTCGGGGGAGATGACATCCTCCTTCTCAGCGATGCCGATGAAATCCCCCGGGCGAAAGCCTGCCAGGAAGCAGTCGGCCGCAGCCTGCTGATGCGCAACCATGTTCTCGCCGTGAACCTGCTCAGTCCAGGCTGGTGGGGTGGCACGGTCGCGGTCAGCGGTCCGTCGCGGCCCAGCATGCAGGAGGTCCGCGATCGCAAGCATTCAACTATTCAGGCAGTCATCCCGGATGCTGGCTGGCATTTCCCATGGCTGGGCGGCCCTGACGCGATACGGGCGAAAGTGGGCAGTTTCAGTCACCCGGAGATGGCCGAGACGGTTAACGCCAATGCAGAACGCCTCTACGCAAACAGGCAGAATCCAGGATCGGGCGGGAAACACCTGATCCTGACGGCTATTGATTCGTCATGGCCTCAGTACATGCAAGAGAAGCGCGGGCCTTCCGTCTGGTACTGGTCAGGGCGGACCGGCTGATGCCGCTGGCCAGGACGTACAACCCGGCCACCCGGCATGTCGGGTCGAGCATGTACGACGTGTACCGGGACCGGGCGGCGCGGGACAGCGACATCCGGGAATACCTGCCGTTCTTCTACGACCTCGCCCGGGGCCGGGAGCAGCCGCGGATAGTCGAGCTCGGGTCCCGGAAGGGTAACTCGACGGCCGCGTTCCTCGCCGGCGCCGAGCAGTCGGGCGGGCACGTGTGGTCCGGGGACATCGAGGACATCATCGCGGCGTATCCGGGGCCGGACGGGATGGGGCCGTGGGCCACGCACCCCCGGTGGACGTTCATCCAGGGGGATGACCTGGACCCGGAAGTGCAGGCGAGGTTCCCGGAGCAGTTCGACATCCTCCTGCTGGACGCCTCCCACGAGTACGAGCATGTCCTCGCGGAACTGCGGGCCTACATGCCCCGGCTGGCGGCGGGCGGGGTCGGGTTGTTTCATGACACGAAGCTGTACGACTGGGTGGGCTACGGGTGGTCCGGTGATGTCCCCCCGGTGCAGCAGGCGCTGGACGAGTACTGCGCGGAGGCGGGACTGTCATGGCGCGAAAGCGGCATCGACGGCAAGTACGGCCTCGGGATTATCGGACTGTGAGCCCGCAGCTGGCGAGGCTCCTGGACGGCGGCGGGTTCGACTGGGATAACCGCTGGCACCGGGAGACCTTCTTGCGCGAGTGGGTCAGGGGGGCGTTCTCCCCGCTGAAGGTTGAGCCTAGGGTGCCGGCGGGCCGGTGAGCGGGTCGGTGCGGTGGGACGGGTCACCCCTGACTGTCCGGGATATGCGGAAGATCATGCCGGATTGCATTACGGGGTTCTGGGGTGACGTGCTGTACGTGAAAACCACGCACAGCCCGGAAGAACCGGTCCCGCTGGGCTGGTGGGTGACCCGGGCCGGGGACGGGATCGCGACAGTGACGGAGGAACCGGTTGGCTGAGCGCGGGGACCTGCTCGTCATCGTCCCATCCCGGGGGCGCCCGGGGAATATCGCAAGGCTGCTCGATGCGCGGAACGCGACCGCCAGGCTGCGCACGCGCCTGCACGTCGCCGTGGACGACGATGACGAGACCCTCCCTCAGTACCGGGCGGTCATGGGCAAGGCTGGCAAGCCGGGCGACACGCTTGAAGCGGGGCCGCGTAAGGGGCTGGCGGCGTGGACGAACGAGGTGGCGGTCCGCCGCGCCGGGGAGTTCCGGTTCCTCGCGTCGTTCGGTGATGATCACCGTCCCCGCACCCCCGGGTGGGACCGTGCGCTGGTCAGGGCGATCGAGGAGATGGGCGGGACCGGGTTCTCCTACCCGTTTGACGGGCAGCGGGAAGACATCCCCGAGGCGGTCGTGGTGAGCTCGGACATCGTGCGGGCGCTGGGCTGGTTTGCTAACCCGGCATGCAGCCATTACTTCATCGATGACACGTGGGCGGATCTGGGCAGGCATGCGGGGTGTATCCGTTACCTGCGGGCGGTCGCGGTGGATCACCTGACCCCGGCGACGGGGAGAGCCTCTGCTGACGCCACTTACGCTGCGTCGTCGGAAAGGATCGCCGCTGACCGGGAGGCGTACGCGGCCTGGCGGGCGGAGCGGATGGCCGGTGACGTGGCCACGATCCTGAAACTGCGCGAGCGGGCACCGCAGCCCGCCTGACTTGCCGCTGCTCATCATGCTTCCCGGCGCGTGCCGGGATCGCCATCCATCACGGCACGTGACAGAAAGGTTACTGTGTGGCACTTGCGAGGGTCTATACGGTTGATGTGAACGCCGGCACCGGCTCGGTGGCGGGTATCTCGATCGGGACCGGCGGGATTATCGGCACCGAGTGCGTGCTGATGTACGGTCAGTGCGGGGCGGGTGTTGAGGCGAACATCTCAGCGATCCGCGTCGCGATGAACTCGGGTGGTTCTACCGCGTCGTACCCGTCGAACGGGTCGATCACGTTCCGGCTGCGCGGCGTGTCGGGTACCCCGTCCGGCGTGCTGGTGGGGACGGCGACGGCGAAGGCGATCGGGCAGTCCACGACTGCCGCGGCGTCGGCGTGGATTTTCTCCACCACGAGCGGCAGCGGTACGGGGACGTTCCCGACGATGGCGAACACCGCCCCGGCCTGGAGCCAGACGCTCCCGCTGACTGCGGGCGCGAACTGGGGCGAGTGGTTCACTCCCGGGTTCGAGATCAACATGGCACCGTCCTCGACGATGGCGCTGACGTTTGAGACGTCGGGCGGTACCGGCAGCGTGCTGTACGTGGTGCCGGAACTGGTCATCTCCGAGTAGCAGGTGGCTTCTCTCGCAGCGCCGGTCCTGCGCGGCATGCCCGGCCGGACCGGCGCGGCGGGGTTCAGCCTGCCCGCGCCCGGTACGCCCCCGGTATCGGCGGGGCAGCCGGGGTTCGTCCCGGGCGTGGCCGAGCCGGGTACCGCGTGGCCGGCCAGCGGTGGCACCAGCTGAGTAGCGCGGGGGGCGTGTGACGCTTGCCGAGGTGTTCGCCGACGCGCCCGCCGGTACGGTTACCTCTGGCGGCACCACCAATGCCGGCGGGGTCTCCGGGACCGCCGAATCGTGGACGGTCAGCGTCACGTCGGCGTTCGCCGCGCTGTTCACGGGTTCCCAGCATTTCTACGCGGCCGACAAGGCGCTGCCCGGCGAGGTTTTCGAGGTCACCGCCTGCCCCGGCGGCACCGGATCACAGTCGTGGACGGTTGTCCGGGGCGCGGACGGCACCGTCCCGGTCGCGCACAGCGCCGGGTTCACTGTCGTGCAGGTCGCGTCGGCGGGGACGCTGAAGACGCTGCAACGGCAGCCGTGGCAGTTCTGGCCCGAGGATTACGGCGCCAAGGGTGACGGGGCGTTCCTGTATGACGTGGCTATTTCCGCGTCGTCGGCGACCCTGACCACGGTGGGCCTGCCTGCACCGTCCGCTCCGACGGTGAACAATTCCGGGTCCGGGGGGACGGTCCTGGCCGGGACGTACCAGGTCAAGATCACGTACGTCAACCAGTACGGGGAGACCCTGCCCTCGTCCGCTACGTCAACGACAACCACCGGGTCCACCAGCACGATCACGGTTGTCACGCCCGGGTCGTGGACAAACGCGACCGGGTATTACGTGTACTGCACCCAGGCGGGCGGGGCGGCTTTCACCCGGCAGCAGCCGCCGGGATCCCCGACGCAACTGGGCGTGAATTTCGTGATCTCCGCGCCGCCGTCTTCGGGCGGCGCGAACCCTCCGGGTGCTAACACGTCCGCGTCGTCGCCGTTCAAGTCCGCCGACGCAGGGAAGGTCATCGTCGTCCCGGATGCGGGCGGCGGGCCGGACTCGCCGTTGTGCACGACCATCCAGGCGTACAACAGTGCCACCTCGGTGACCCTCGCCGCGACAGCCAGTTCCAGCGTGACTTCGTACGGCGCCGTGTACGGCACCGATGACACGACCGCGTGGCAGAACTGCCTCAACGCCGCCGTTGCTTACGGGCAGGGTTCCGAGCAGGGAGTCGGCGAGGTGGTCGCCGGGAACAAGATGTACTGCATCGGCGGGGCGAAGCAGACCACGATCGGCGGGAACAACTACTGGTACACCCAGCTTGCCATCCCCTACGTCCAGTCCTACGCCGGGCCCAAGGTGCAGCTGAAGATCACCGGGCCGGTTGAAGCGTCCGGCCCGGTGCACTGGAACCAGCCGAACCCGCAGGCCGACGGCACGGTACTGGCATGCATGCGGGGCGACGGGGTGTACACGGGCGACCAGCAGGCCACGTCGGTCCTCGGCGGGCCGACCAACGGGTTCGGCGGCGCGAACGGCGTCTACTCCAACCTGCGCCTGGTCGTGGACGGCCTGAACTTCCTCGTCCCCTACGGGCCGACCTACGCCGGGCTTGACGCGTACGGCCTTGCGCAGGCATCGATCAGGAGCATGGGTTATTTCTGCATGGCCCGGACCACCGTCGGATCCGCCGGGGGCTGGCCGGTTTACATCAACGGCGGGTACACCGGGTCGTGGCGGACGTTCGGGTACCGGCCGCCGTCCCCTGGCAACAATGCCCAGTCCGACTGCGACCGGCTGACCGTCTACGGGCCGTGGGAAGGATTCTTCTTCGGCGACCACTTCATCGGCGGGTCGATCAAGATCCTGTTCTGCGTGGGCGCGGGGTTCCCGTATACCGGGCCGGCTGGCAGCCTGCACCACAGTTACATCGCGTCGCTGCTGTCTGAGGGGACTGCGTACCCGCTGTACGCGCCGACTTCCGGGCAGTTCGCCGTATCCGGCGGGAACGAATGCCCGGTGACTATCGGGATCTTGCACCTGGAGAACGACTCGGCGGTCCTCAACGACTCCGGGAACGTGCTGTACGGGCAGATCCTCGGCGGCGAGCAGGGCGCCACGCTGCAGCCGGCGGTGACTGGCGGGGCGAACATGAAGCTGTTCTGGTCGACTCAGCCGCCCGGCAAGGTGGCATCCCCGCCCTCAGTGCCGGCGACCACGGTCGCTTACACCAACGCGTTCGGCCGGGACGCCACCGTGATCGTGTCCGGGGGGACGGTCACCGCGATTGCGGTGGACACGGTGACTACGGGCCTGACGTCGGGTCCGGTTTACGTGCGGAACGGCGGGACGATCACCTTGACCTATTCGGTGGCGCCGTCGTGGAACTGGGTGCTGGGCTGACGTGGCCGTTTACACGCTGTTCTCCCAGGCGGCCACCGGGTCCAGCCTCGTGGCGGACGGCTCGTCGTACACAATGGGCGTCCAGTTCACCGTCTCGGTATCCGGGGCGACCGCCACTGCGGTCTGGTTCTACTCGGCTGCCGGCGCTCCGGACCTTCCTGTCACGATCGCGCTGTACCTGGCCAGCCCCGCCGGGACCGGGACGCTCATCACTTCCGACACGGCCACATGGACGCCGAACACCCCCGGCGGCGGATGGGTCCGCGCCCCGTTCTCCAGCCCGCCTATCCTGACCAGCGGGGCCGCGTACAAGGCGTGCGTGCTGCACACCGCATTCTCCAACTGGTACTCCCAGACGGCCGCCTACTGGACCGGCAGCAACCCGCAGATCACCAACGGGCCGCTGTCGGCGCCGAACAACGCGAACGGTGACGGCGGCCAGGACACGTTCAACACGAACGCCACCCTGTCCTACCCGGCCACATCATTCAACTCATCGAACTACTGGGTGGACGTGGAAGTCACCACGGGGGCCGCGCCGCCACCGAACGTGGTGCAGACGCTCACGCCGGAGTCCGGGGGGATCTCCGGGTGGGTGATGCTCCCGCCCAGGGGCCGGGCGGGAGCGGCGCTGTGACGATGGCCGGGGCGGCGCCCGCGTCCGCGGCGGCAGGATCAGCGGGCGGCGCGGGACGCCTCAAGCCGCCCCAGCCGTCAGCCCCGGTGCCGAACGCGCCGGCGAACGTCACGTCAATCACCAAGGATTCCGGTGCGACGCTCAGTTTCCTGGCACCGACCACCCCGAACGGGACGATCACCAGTTACACCGCCACTCCGTATA